CCTTAACTTTCGTAAACGGCTCACCTTTGACATAGCCTCTGCTTTTATTGTTCGCTTTAGGTATGAATTCTTCGTACTCTTCCCAAGGTTCAAACAATGTTTGCAGCTCGTCTTCTAAAGTAGACCGGCGTTTCGCCAGCTTAGCGTAGAGATCAGTTGCCTTCTCCATATCGAACGTCCAGCCGTTGTTACCAATCGCCAGGGCAACGTGAGCTAACTCATGCTCTAACTCGAAGCTCTCATCACTAAATCCATACCTCACGAAGAAGGTCAGGATATGCACTGTAACTCGGACATCCTGGAGACAATACTCAAGCATTTCTGGCGAATAAGTCTGCCAGTCTCCACCATCGAAATCACCCTTGTGTAACCCTGTTCTTAGACCCCAAGCTTTGAGGCTGTGAGAGCCCCAGAGACGCTTGCTGAGGCCTGTTTTCTGCTCCATGGCGTCATCCGCAACGAGGTTCGCTTTCACCAGTCTAGACATGACCAGAGTGTCTCTGATGGTGCCTAGAGGCTCGAACATTGGATAGACTATTTTTATAGCCGGGAGATCGAAGTTTATGATGTTGTGACCGACAATATACTCGGCATTTCTGAGTAAAGTTACAGCTTCATCAATCTGCTCTGGTCCATAGAAATGTTCCTCATAAGTATCTAGGTCGATCATACAAATACAGTGGATCTTATCCATGGTATCGAGAAGGCCATTAGTCTCAATATCAAATGCGATGCGCTTCATCATGAGCTTACACCCTCAACCATCTGTATTCTTTCACCAATCCAACGCATAACTGGTACTGCCATTGAATTACCCATAGCCTTGTATCGAGGACCATCTGGACAATTCTCTGGCTGCTTATTTCGCCAAGGTATCTGAGTATAATTATCTGGAAATCCTTGAAGACGCTCTGTCTCAATGGGTGTTAAACGTCTTACTTTTAAATGGTTTGTGACAGCATGAACATCGGCTGCGGTAAGCGTGTACATCGGGTCGTTTGGGTTTAAGCTTATACCTAATCCATTGCCACCATTTTTCTCATCTCTTCCTATAATATTAGATAAAATAGAATAAGTGTCACTAGAATGGGTCTTACTTATCAGTACGTCACTACCTCCACCTATATCACCACCAGAAGCTCGAAGTGTTGTGGCTATTTCATTAGAATTACTATAGCCTCCAAAACTAGATACGTTATGACATACTTGGATTGCACCCTCCTCAATATCTCTAGCTCCTAGCGCATTCATCATCCGAGCGGTTACAGTGCCAGAGACTTGAGCTTCTGGGATAAGGTGACCACTCATAATTGTTTGATGTGCTAACCTAGATCCACCACACTCGGAATCTAATGTGCCAATAACACTTTCAGTTATTACTGGTTGGTATGTCTCTGTTTCTACTGTTGACCCTGGGCGACAGAATGGAGGGCCAGTGACAACAGTGGGGGCAACTTTTTCCCCCTCTTCTCGGCTCGGCGGAGGATTCCCTGACAAGCTCTCTGGCTCAAACAGAACCGTTGCGGCACGCCTCCAATCTCCAAGGTATCCGACAACGAAGACACGCTTGCGTCTTTGGGCCAGTCCGAAGTATTGAGCGTCCAACACTCTGTAGGCGAACCCATACCCGATCTCCCCCAACGCTGAGAGGAAGGTTCCAAAATCTTTTCCTTTGTTAGATGACAAGACACCGGGGACATTTTCCCAGACAAGCCACTTGGGCTTAAGTCTGTCAGCCATTGCAAGATAGGTAAGCATGAGGTTACCATTTGGTGAATTAAGCCCTTCTCTGAGTCCAGCGACTGAGAATGATTGGCATGGTGTGCCTCCAACGAGAAGGTCAATTGGTTCATGTTTCCACTCCTTATGGTTGTTCATATCTCCAAGGTTTGGAACATTGGGATAATGATGTTGTAAAACTGCTGATGGGAACTTATCGATCTCAGAAAAGAACGATGGTTTCCAACCAATGCGGTGCCAAGCTACTGTTGCTGCTTCTACACCAGAACAAACGCTTCCATACCTCATTGATCCAACCTCTTTTCCAAGAGATCACACAATGTAATGATGCTTTCAGCTCGCTGAGCCATCGTTAATCTTCGGGGTGTTCTATGTGCATCCTTCAACAAGATATTTGCTTCTCGTCGAATAGCTTTAACGTAGACCAATAGGTCTTCTTTCTTACTCATACTGCTCTCCTTGGTGTTATCGATGTTTTCGTAATTAGAAGGGGGAAACAGTCATATCGTCGGTATCGATGAGCCGACCTGTTTCTCTGTTGTATTTAAGTGTCCCAGCGAAGCCGACTTCACCAGTAAATCTGTTCTTTAACATCACGATGTTTCGAGTGTCTGACGTTGGATCTTCAGCATCGATCTCAAGGCCAATGCATTGATCTGCTAGCTGTGCCAGGGCGTGACTACCTCGGAGCTGCGACAGGTGAACTTTAGCTCCACCCTCATGACCAGCCTCTGATTGTGGGCGTTTGAGGTGGCTAACCAGGATCATGCCTATGTCCACCTCCTGGACTAAGGTTCTAAGCCTCGTCATGACTTCATCAATCAATCGACGCTCATCACTGACGTTGCCAGTCAATGCACTCACCAAGATTGAGACATGGTCCAAGCATATCCATTTACATTCGAGTACCTGGGCCATGTATCTGATGCGGTTTAAGATTGTCTCAAAGTCATTGCTGCCCCAGTGATCATAGAGATAGATCTGATGGTCTTGGGTAAAGAGATCATCGAAGCCACCTTTGATTTCATCTTCAGTGGCAGCCTCGTAGTCGACAGTAATGTTCTTATTGAGGTGAAGGCCAACGAGGCCCTGTAGTGTCCTCTTAGTTGTCTCTTCCAGCATGATCATACCGCACTTCTGGTTCTGGCGGTGAAGGTGGTAGAAGATCTCTCGAACTAAGGTTGATTTACCGACCCCAGATCCGGCTGCGATTGTCACGAGGCTACTCGTTCTTAAGCCCTTCGAAATCTCGTTGAGCCTAGCAAATGGGTAGCAAACGTCCGAAGCCGCGTCGGTCTGTGCAATCTCGGATCTGAGATCTAGTGCGGCTATTACACCATCTGGCCTATAAGGCTTTGCATTAAAGATGGCTTTGACTAATTCATGTTCTTCCCCTCGGACCAACAGTTCGTTGGCATCATGATTGTGTGGGAGAGTCACAATTGATGTTTTACCGAGGGGGAGAACTTCTGCACATTCCTGTGCAGCTGCTTGACCAGGCTCATCCTGATCAAAGCATAAGACGATCTCTTCAAAACCGAGGAGGTAATCCCAGTTTCTCTTGATCGACTTTTTCGCGGAGGGAGCACCATTAGGTAATGAGACACAAGCCCATGAGGGAGATTTTATGACTTGTGCCACGCTCATGGCGTCTATTTCACCTTCGCAAATGATTATCTTTTTACCTGTTCGCCATCTGTGGCTGCCAAATAGCGTCATGCCTTTGCCATTACCGAGGATGGAGAAGTTCTTGTCTTTGTCTCTGATCTTTTGAGCGACAACCTGACCCTTGTCATTGCGATAGTTTGCAATCTGCACAGCCTTGCCTTTGTATTGCCCAACGCGATAGTCGAACTTCTTACAGGTTTGATAGGAGATCTTACGGCTATCTAAGTTAGTCCAGGAGCCTTCAATAAGATCGATAGTTGGATCTTCGAACACATCGAAGCTACCAGCCTCTTCTTGACCTTGGACATGAGCCTGGCAGCTGAAGCAGTAAGTATGTCCATCTGTGTACAGACTGTTGGCGTCGCTGCTGCCGCATTTTTCACATGGCGTATGCGTTACGAACTCACTGTCGCTTTCTAATTCTTGTAACATATGCTCTCCCATTTGATAATAAAAAAGGGCCACCCATGAAGGTGACCCAGTAGTAGGCTGCTCTCTTGCCTTTCCTTATTTTGGTGTATTCCTTGCCTCTTCCAACCAGTTCTCCGGAATCCACTTATGTGAGTATATGAACCCGTGTTTTTCACAATACATCGCATAAGAAGTCGGGGAACCCTTATAGAGTTTCGCGTTCTGGTTGGAAAAGACAAACCTTATATCTATGTCAGGGTGTTGGTCTTTGATTAACAGGTGCTTATGCCTGTCTTGGGTTGTCCATAGACCTTTAGTCTCGACATAGAAGTTACCTAGCTTGAAATCAGGAGTGTATTTCGCTGATCTTGCCGGGACGACATAATTGATCTTGTCGGTTTCATAGAGGACACTAAGGCCAGCTATCTTAATTTGCTCAGCTATCTTGTCCTCTAATCCGCTCCTAAAACCTCGCTGCGTCTTCGATCTCATCCATGCCCTCATCGAGGTCACCTATGAACTCTCCATC